CTGATCAGCAGTAAACTGCATCATAAAAAGGTTCATCGACTTTTCTTCGTCAGAAACGTCTGCCTCAACTACCGCTACACGCCCGTCTGATTTGTTTACAACGATCCATCCACCAAGTTCTTTGCCTTGTGCTTGGGCGTATCCTGTAAGCTGACCTACATAGCCAAAGTCATCACTTTCTTTCAGGCCGTGATAACCCTTTGACCATTTGTTGTCGAAAGCCCAAGGGCTGCAGGATTTAACGTCATAAATCTTGTGATCTATTTCGATATCATCCTCGCCCTTTACTGTGGTTTCACCTAGTGTCATTTCCACTTGGTTCTTACCGCCAGTAATATTAGCACCTGCAATCTTCAGCATGACGTTAGTGATGCTTTCTACAGCGTCACCAATCATCATCTGGATTTTGAAAGAATACGGCTTGCGCTTCTTTTCAGAACCCATAGCTGCATGTTGCAATTGGCATAGGGGTTTACCGATGTTGGACATACGCAGACGGAAGTTTCTGTCTTGCGGGGTAAGCTGCTTGCGAAGAGCCGCTTTAAACTCTTCACCTGCCTCTTCTATCCATGCATCATCAATGGTCAGACCATCAAATTCGTCATTGGATAGTTTATCCAACACCATATGGAGTTGTGCTTCTAGCATTAGGCTACGTCTTCTAGATCGTCGTCTAAGCTATCACCCAATGCGTCAATCGCTTTCTGATCAATCGCACCGCTTTTAATGGCTTCAAAGTAAGCACTACGGACGTATGCCACTTCCTCTTTAATCGTCTGCGCAAACACCTTCATTGTATCAAATACATCTTGGGTGATGGACAGAGGGTTAGAAAGGTCAAGTTCATAGTCCAATGTGTACCAAACCACAGAGCCGTTTTCCTGATAAACAGGAGTAAGCTTTGCCTGATACTCATGCATCTTTTTACCTTTCGGTAACTTCTTAATGAAGCCATTGTAGAAGCCGCTGTAGGTGCTGTTCTTGTGGAACATGATGGTAGGCTCATTTTCTACCGTTACCTCATCACCTGCGGCTGTTTTGCCTGTGTATGAAACTAGGCCCCTAGTGACACGATGCTGCATAGACCGCCATTTAGACGCTTCTGCACGTTCCATTTCCTTACGGGCATCCCATGAGGGCATTCCGCAAGCTAGACCACCAAGCATATCAATAGCCTCTTCCCGCATATTTGCGACAGGAACAGACTTGTTAATTAACTTTCGCTGACCATCTATTTCGTCCCAATGGAAGTACTGAATATGCGATGCTAGAGGACGAAACATCACCTCTTCCGCATAAACTTTTGGGTCTTTCCCTGTAGGAAGAATGTACCTTCAGGGATTGCCTTTTTGGTGTCTTTATCACGTGATCGGGAATTGATTTTCAATTCTGGTACACGGATCAAACCGTCACCACCACCACTAGATGATGGTTGGGTTCCTAGAAGTGCCTCAATTTCTTGTAGTTCGCTGTTATCGATTGTTGTTAGATCATTCATCTGCTCTTTGATCCTTTTATTGAGTGGACTTATAGTATGGCATAACTAAGTGGCGTTGGTCAAGAATATTCGTCCTGATCAAGCCAATTTTTGCCCCTAGAAATCTCAATCTTCAAAGGCAGTACAAATTCGTATCCCCAACGCTCTGTAGCCTCTTCAGTGACCCCTTCCATTGCCCATGTGAGGACCTTTTTTACCTGTTCTTCTTCGTCAGGGTGGCAGTCCACTACAATACTGTCATGCACCGTCAGAATGAGCTTTGACTGTAGGTTTAGTTCATTGAATTTGCGGTGCGCACGAATACAGGACAACGGAACGATGTCGGCTGTAGCTGCAGACTGCACAGGATAGTTAACCTGTTGCGTATAGTGCTTTGTACGTCCGTTACGGTTACGGGTTTCGTTAGGCCAAAAGAACTGTCGCCCTGAAAAGATTTCTATGTGACCATGCTTCATAACACCGTCTGTCAGGCGTTTGTGGTATGCACCTAGTCCCTGATAAATCTCAAAAAAACGGGTATAGTAGTTCTTAATATGCCCCTCGTATTGACCGCCCGTTGCGCCGTAAATCGGAGCGAACGAATGTGCTTTCGCAGCCTGTCTGGCATCCTTAGACACCTCTGATACATCACATTCGTTAATGATAGAGGCAGTCTGCTTGTGCAAGTCCTTACCATTTAATACGTCTGAGATAATCTGTGGATCACGGGAAAGTTCACCTGCCATAACAAATTCAAGACCGCTGAAATCCGCTTCAATCACCAGACCGTTTTGGAATCGGCTTACAACCGCACTACGCACAGGAAACCCACGCTTTGGTTGGTTTTGGAAGTTTGGGTTAGACGAAGACAAACGCCCTGTCGCAGTGATGCACTGGTTCATGTTCGTGTGCAGCAAGCCATTGGATCGTGTCCATGTCTCAATCCCTTGGATAAAACTGTCCAAGTAAGTCGATAGAGCATTCATTCGTGACAGCTTTGTTAGAAACTCCACTGCCAGATCATTACCCTTACGCTGTGCTTGCGTAATCAGTTTAGCGATAGTGCCTTTGTCCGTCTTAAACCCATTGATAGATGCATCCCCAGGTTCTTGTGGGCTTAATTTTAGACCTGCAGTCTTACCATTAGGTACAAAGAACGCACCTTTACCGTCACAATCAGGACATTTTGATAGATTTTTGTACGGTTCGCCCTGAACCTTGTACTTTTTACCGTTTTTCTGCCGTGTTATGGTCTTAAACTTTTGTATTTGACCTCTACCATCGCATCTGTTGCAGCAAAGGGCATCTGTGCGCTGCAAAACGTGTGTTGTAGCCCGTACAGCCTTTGTGAACTCTGTTTTGTTCATTCTAGGCGGGTATAGGGGCTTACCTTTACTGTCTGTGCCGATATTCCACACTTGTTTGTGGTTATTCTTGTCAATAATCCCACGGCTATAGATAACCTTGGTCATATCTTCACCAGAATTAAGGTTAATGGGCGTATCACCCATCACCTCTTCAACAATATCGTTCAAACGCTTTGATAGCTGCGTATGCTCCTGTTCAAACTCATGTTTGATAGCTTCTAGTGCTTTGAGATCAACTGCGATACCGTTACGCTCAATCTCTACCAAGAACAGCAACATTTCATTCATCAGAGTGACGACATTACTCATGCTCTGGTTATGTTCTTTGGCGTAATCGTCTAGCTGTGCTTCATATATCTCAGAACAGGCAATTACATCCGCTTCTGCGTACTCAATCACGGTATCCAAAGGCATGGCCTCAAAGCCTGTACCGCTTTTGAACAGTTCATCCACTAGATCAGATTTCTTGCGGGTTACATCACGGCGTTCTGCAGTGTCCTTTAGTGATAGCTGCTGCCGTTGACCTTTAGCTAAGATGTATTCACCTATCATCGTGCAAAAGCATTGTTCAGGTATATGGAAGCCCATTTCTGTAAGCCACAGAATGTCAAACTTCGCATTGTGTGCCACAAGCAGATCAGCTTCCTTCAAAGCCTGCTGCAATGGGGCAGGGTTATCTGGTACTGCCTTTTCGTTGTGGTGAAACACCAGTGTCTGTACAGGCTCACCTAGCCAACAGAAGTGTGCAGATACGCATTTGTTATCAGGATTGAAGGGGGAGTTATCAATCTTTCCCCCTAGTCGTTGTATGGTCGTTTCCAAGTCCAGTATTAGGGTTTTCATTTAATATTCCATATTTTCTTATGGTTTTGGATAAGGGCCTGCCAAAGATTGATTTGCTCTTCGATCAGTCGGGCCTTTTCCTTTTGAGCCATACGGTAATGTGCCTGATGCGCTTTCAATTGGTCTTCATAAAATTCTTGTAGATCATGCTCATTCAACATAGCGGGATACCTCTGGTTCGATGTTGCAGGTAACAAGGCCGTGGAAGCCTGAGAGTTTGTTTTTGCTGACGTACAGGAACCGTGTGTTATTAGGTTCGTCGTCGTCACCGCCTGAGTGCTTACCAATACCGATGATTACATCTGCCTCGGCAGCTTTGCCTGTCTTCGATCCTTCCAACATAGAAAAGTCGATGCGGGTCTTACCCTCTGCATCAGCGGATGCCTGTGACACAGCGATCACTGCAGCGTCATGACGTTTAGCAAGTTCCCGTAGGCTGCGATAAAGTTCACGAATACGCTCATGGGACGCATTGTAGTTGCCTGCGATGTTCACCTTATCCGCTTGGTCAATGATAATGATGTCAGGCTTTATCCGTTCACAGTAGGCGTTGATCTTATCCAAGTCCCATTCCTGTGTGTCCTTAAAGATCAGACGATCACGAATGCTCATGAACTTGCTTTTTGCTAAATCAGCGTGTTCTGCAATCTCTTCCCGTGTCATACCTGCACAGGCTTGCACACAGCGAAGCTTAGTACGGATCGCCTTTTCTTCGTTCATCAGATACAGGACCTTGGCCCCTTGCTGACAGAAACCTGCAGGACCTGCACATAGGCTAACCATGAATGCTGATTTACCTGTCTCAGGACGGGCTGCTACGATAGCGAAGTCCCCGCCGCCAAGGCCATATAAGTGACGGGATAAGGTAGAGATGTTGAATTGGTATTTGTTTTCATCAGATACCTCTGCCAACATTTCGTAAATATCATCTGTGATATCTTCGCCAAAGTCATCAGGCATATAGCTATCGCCAATACGCTCTAACAATGACTGTAAGCGTGTCATAGCTGATGTATCACCCTCTGCCATATTGATGCCGATGTTAGCGATTTCACGCCCTACATCTTTACGCCAAAGGTTTGTTATAACATCTGTAGTAACATCTTCGCTCAGTGTATCCACATGCTTTAGCGCATCAATAACGTCACGCACCTCATGTACTTCTGCCGTAGTTGCTACAGGGTTGTTAGATACCCAAATACTAAAGATTTCGTCAGGAGATAGATCATGCTGATATCTTGCATGAGCTTCCTTAACCAAATCATAGATGTTTGCGTATTCGTCGCTGAACAATGTCCTTCTTAGGTTTGCCTGATTCGTAACGAAGGTGGCGTTGTTCAGCAGTGTTTTAAGTAAGTTTTGCTCCATGTACTGCCGTTCCTCATGGTGTTTTATAACGCCACTTAGTATACTGGCAGTTTGAAATAAAAAAAGCCCCAATCTTTCGATCAGGGCTAATTAAATCGTTTGACCAATATTTAGTTAGTTCGGAACTTCATCTTACTAATATCAGGGCTTTGATCACCCCTACGTTCCTTCATATCTACTTGGTGATAAACTACGTTAGGATTATCCTGAACGATCTTAGCAATTGCTGACTCCAGTTTATCTTGTTCATCTGCGGCAGCACGGAAGCTACCCCCTTCGATTGTGTAGTCAATTACCACAACGGCACGACATTTCATGGTTATATACCTTTTCCTTTAGTTTTACGTCGGTACTAGGTTAGCTTCGACGGGTTATTTGTTAACGCAGGTATGGTCCTCCTGCGGTGTGATTAGTTATATAAGGAAAAGGTTGGGGGGCCGCTAGGGGGATTCTGCAAGTCACTGAGTTTTCTAATCCAGTACATTGCTAGGTATATATCAGTAGACCGAGTTTTTGCAGTATACCTAGACGCTCTACGATTTACTCTGGCACCGTTACCGCCGCCGAATATAAACGTCCAAGTAAAGACGCTGTTTACCGTAGTACATTCTGTATTTGTTCTCCAGTGAGCCATTTTAGGTCTTTCTGTGTGAATCGCACTCTATGAATACAGCCATACTTTCTGGTTAAGTACACTGCCTTAGACGCTGCATCGTTGTCAAGAACTAATGTAACTTTATTGTATTTACTAAGTGTATCTCTAATGGGCTTAGTCAAGGATGTACCTAACAAAGCTAACCCAACATAACCTTTTATAGCAGAAACAGCACAGGCAGATGGTACATCCTCTACAAGTACAACCTGATCACCTTCGCCTACAGGGATGCCTGCAGAGGTATCACCATAGCTCCACCATTTCGGGTTGCGCTTATCTAATGCTCTACCTACAGCCCCTTGGCTATCCTGTGTGTAGAACAGCACACGGTTGTCTGCAGGGGCATACTTAATCTTAATCAGACCATCCTCATACGCCTGTAGCGAATTAACAGATCGTAGGTAATCTATCGCAGGCTGATGGTTTTCTAGCCGTGTGGTAAACTCAGGAAGCTTATTCAAAGCACGTTTAGCTTTTTGTGTAGGCGAACCGTTCAGGTAATTCTTAGCTGCGTCTATCCCACGCTTACCTGCGTAGCTGCCTTTGACGCTGCAGGATGCAGAGTAACAGTTCCAGACGTATTTACCGTCAAATTTGTCTACTGTGAATTTGTTATACTTACCGCATGAGGGACAGGTGAGTGTACGCTTGTCGCCATCACCTAAACTTAAACTTTGTACAAACCCTAGCTGTTGTGAATAACTGTACATGCATCTCCCCCACAACTTTTACACACTCTCACGAAATCAAATGTTCTTTCACCTTCACCAAAATCTATGATGGGATCAGGATCGATGTATGAATACATCTCTAGTGCTGCTGTCTGTCCTTTAAAGACGATGTTACAGCAAAGCTTACACATGAAGCTTGCGGGAGTGGAATAGTGTTCTACACCTTCTAATCTATAATCTTTTTTCACTGCTCTAGCCCTATGGTTATATACCTAACCCTTGGGCGGGTTAGCCGCAGGCTATACCATTATGCCAAACTGTCAAGCACTTTCTTGTGCCAATTAGTTATAGGCTTAGTAAATCGCCCTACATGCTAACCCATTGATTTTATTAAGTTTTGACTATAACCTGAAGGTCGCAGGTTCAAATCCTGCTCCCGCAACCAACACATTGATAGTACTCAATAAAATCCCAAGGATTAATTTGATTCTATAGAATTTGATTTTCATTGTGTCAAATTCTATTTTTTCGGTTCAAGTTGGCGAACCCGATACGCTAGTTCACGAAGCTCTTCAGACATGCCTGCGCTTATATGTCCACTGAACAACGGTCTTCTATCTTTGGCGGTAGCGGCTTCACCTGCGATTAGGGCGAAGGTCGCCCCATCATCTTCATTTTCATTTACCTCAAAAGTCACATGGCCTACCTGAAAAGTCTCACGCTTCACTGCAGGGTATCTGCCATTGTGTTTCTTATTACAACGTGAACTCATTCTTCATACATCCGTATTGATGTCCATGACACAGGAAACAACCTGCCCATGATTTCATCGATGTTGTTAGCCACGATCTGTGTTTCACGCTGTGTGTCAGGCTTACAGCGCAGCGCACACATTGACGCAAAGGCATCAACACTACCAGACCATATCCACTCCGTCATTGCCGCCTGTGGCAGGACCATACGGGCTTGTTCTGGTGCTACACCTTCATCAATCATCTGCTTATAGACCTTTAAGGCGGTTTCGTAAAAATGCTCTACATTGGCATTTGTCTTTACTTCACCTTCACTGCCTTGCTTTTTATCAGCACTGCGCCCCCGCCATACAGTTGGCGTAAAGAACTCAGGCTCTTCATCTACATAGCGACGACTGATTTCATTCCATCTAAGAAACTTATGCTTGACTAGCTGCCGAGCCACGAACACAGGGGCTTTCACATGGAAGGATGCAAACG